TAGCTTTTCGCTCCTGCTGTCGTGGTGATTTGCTTGTCACCAGAGCAATGAACGATCACATCCACAGTATCAGCGTTGTTTTTTCCCGTCGTAGTGGAGCCGCTGGATTTGGTTTCTGTCAAATCAGCGCCCTTAATGACAGACGGATACCAAGCAGCGCTATCTTCATGGAAGTTAAATACCGTGATTGTATTCTGGTACACGCTTCACACCTCCCGCATACAAGAGATTAACACCGTTAGCATCCGGGATGTTCGCCAGATACTTTGCAGCGATACCGTTAATCAGAGCGACTTGCGCGAGGTCACTCGCAGCAGCGGTTGCGTAGACCGTATTGGCGGCATTTGTGGAATAGGAAATAGATTCTCGCCCAGAAGAAATGGACGCTACAGTGCCACGGTAGCTCCCGTCAGCGGCTTTCTGGGCAGATGCAGCGGCACGCTGTACATCGATATAAAAGAGAGCTTCAGCAATGGCACATACAGCCTTTTTCACTTTTGCAGCGTGTGCTTCAACAGTTGGAAATGCGAAAGTCAAGCGCCCAAAGGTTGGGCCGTCCAACTCGTCACTTGCACGGGCAAGCCACTTATCCGCGTTTTCCTCAGTCAGCACATCACCGAAAAAGGACTTCTGGTAAAAGTCTAAATCGGCGTATGCCATGGGCTGTCCTCCTTAGTCGGTAGTGTCTTCGGTCTTATCGTCTTCGATCTTGTCGCCTGCAGCCTTTTTGGTAGCCCGCTTAGCGGTCTTTTCTTCGACCTTCTCATAGCGTTCAGACTTCAGCATCAGGGCGATAGTGCCCTTGTCTTCAGTTCTGACGATATTGCCGGTTTTAACATTCTTGAATCTCATGTTACATATCCTCCTTTAGAGTTTTGGAAGGAAGAGCGCTTACGCGCTCTTCTCAACGGCCTTGAAAATCAGGTCAGGGGTGACGGCATCGGTGCCGTAATGGTAGAACATCTCCACGCCGTAAGCGTTGGACAGGGGGATCTTTTCAGCAACATACTGATCCGCCATGACGGGCTGAGCGACAGCACCACGAACCTGCAGCAGCAGATCGCAGCCTGCGGGCAGATGGATGTTGGATTCAGTCTCAACGCCGTGCCAGACGTAGAACTCTTCATCACCGGTATCCACGTTGGAACGGGTCTGCTTATCCAGGTTGTTGCGGACCTTGCCGTAATACTTGCTGGACAGGGACAGATGCATCAGAGCGCGGGGCACGCCGTCAACAAAATCATTCTGGGTGTTCTCACACTCCTGAATGACAGCTTCCAGAATGTCTTCGATAGCGGCAGCGGGATCAATCTCGACCTCGACAGCCACGGCGGCAGCTTCCTGGAAGAATGCAGTATCCAGCTCAGTAGCCATCTGCAGGACGTGGTTTGCGGCGCGACGATCCAGCAAGCCGTCTACGCCGTACAGCCGGGTATCCTTCTCTTCCAGTTCTTCAACGATTTCCTGGTCAGTGTCGATGATGACATTGACAGGCTTTGCCTTAACGGCGTTGCCCTTACCGGCAGTACGGGCAGTGCCGTAGGCCTGGGGCTTAGCGTTCACAAAACGCTTAGCTTCAACGGAGCCGGAAGTGGGATCACCGGACAGATCCATATTCTTCAGCTTCGCAGAAATCAGAGCTTTCTGGACGTTCTCAATGACACGGCCATACAGCTCAGACAGGTATTCCTTACCCTCTTCCTGAGTAAGGATATTCAGTGCAGTAATACGAGGCATTGTTCATACTTCCTTTCGGATAAAAATTTTTAAGGGTTAGAAGATCTTGGGGGGCGTAAATTTCTTGGGCGCGGGAGTAGGATTACTCACAGCCCCGGTAAAGGCGGGGGCCTTGCCCTGCAGGCCTGCAGCCTTCGCAGCCGCTGCCTTTTCCTCAGCGGTCATATACAGGCTGTTGTCCTTTGCCTTAGCGGCCTTCATGTAATCTTCAAAGCCGAAGTATGCGCCGTCCTTCCATGTGCAGCCGCTGCCCTCTGCCATGCACTCAGCCTCAAGCTGTTTGCGGGCGTAGGGAGAAGTGACGCCGTATTCATCAAACTTCTGCTTCAGCCAGTCCTTCTGATCGCGGGCGGTAATTTGGGCATTGAAATTCTTCTGTGCGTCCTCAGCCTGCTTCTTATAGGTCTGGATCTCCTGCTGAATCTGCTGAGGATCAATGCCCTCAAACTTCTTCAGAGTGGTTTCGGCGGTGTCGAGCTGTCCCCTCAGACCGTCCCGCTCAGTTTCCAGAGTAGTGATGGTCTTCTTATGCTTCTCAATGTCCTTACCGTGAATGGCAAGTACCTGAGTAGCCTGTTCCTCAGACAGGCCGATTGCGGTCAATTCTTCTGTTTTCATAGAGTTACCTCCAAATCCGATGATTAGGCTTTTTAGGACGTTGCCGTGTCCCATCGTCCCGGAATTATTAAGTCAACCGGGTTGACTAATGTTGTACCCCTTACCGGAGTCGAACCGGTGATACCTTGAGGGGCATAAAAAACAGGATCTTTATGAATTGCTCCACAAAGATCCTGTGATTTTATTGGGATAGGGCTTTTCGGGCCGCTGCAGTAGCCTTTGCTGCCTCAGAACGATTCCATTTTGCAACCGTGATGCGGTCAGATAACCGTTTAAGGCCGTTTTCCTCGCAGAAAGCATTGTAAAATGTGTTCTGCTTTCGGAGAAGTAATGCAGATTTACTGTACTCGTTCTCAAGTGTAGCTTTCAGCTCCTGATCCTCAGCAGCATCAATAGCCGCCCGGTAGCCCAGCAACTTTAGCTTGGTGCCACGAATACGGGCTTCGGCTCTACGTTGTTTTTGCGACAGGTCATAAACCCTTTTATTTTCTTCGCTGTCAAATTCCTTAAATGGATTATGGTCTGGATCTCCTGGGCCGAATGAGTGGCGGCAATTCCAGCCGCTCAAGCCCTCGCCTGTGCCGTAGCCTGTGGTTTCAGCAAATAGGGGATATCCAGGAGTTTTACCAGTCCGGCTATATAACTTACCCTGCCACCAAAAGTGATTTCCGGGATTTTCACCGCCGTCACCGTAACGAGCGCCAATGTGAGCGGATACCCGGATAAGATCCCATTCCCTTTCAATCATACTCTGGATTGCCATGTTTCCACTTGCCTGTGCTACGCCTGTACGGACGGCACGAAGTACAGCGGTTTCTATGGTATCCACATGACCTGTAGGATAGTAAACCTTTGTCTGGTGTACAGCAATATCGTTTACAGCCTCTTTTACAGCCTGTGTATAAGAGGTTGCACCGCTCATTACCTTAAAATGGGCGGTATCCAAAACGTTAACAAGCCGTTTCTGGCTTGCCTTTGCGGTGGTACGAGTAAAGTTGCGGATCTCAGCATTTGTCCGTTGATAGGAGTCGGTCAAAAGCTGAATCATTTCCTCAGATTGTGCAAGTGTTTGTGAGGGCAGTCCGTGGGCAACATAAAAATCGTTATCCCTTGCAAACGCCATCACTCCCGCGCCCTCAAAAATAGCCTGTACCTCTGCTGCAGAGCGTTTGGTGAATCGGGCAATCTCTCGCTGCATAGCGTCAAGGTGTCCACCGGCGGACTGATATACTTGAATCTGCCATTCATCTGTAGGGGAAAGCACAAAATCCTTACCCTTGCCTAAGCGTTCCATTATGCGCTTAATCAGATCCATAGTGATCCAGGTGTTCAGTTCGTCAAGCTGAGGGTGCATGGTATCTATGATCTCAAGTAACTCTTGAGGTGTCAGCATAAGCGAACACCTCCGTTACGGCTGAGAAAACAGCCCTGCAGCCTCCATATTTGCGGCCTCTGCTTCAGCAGTCATTGCTTTGGCTTCTTCTTTACTCATTTTTTCAAATTTAACAAAAAACAGCCATGCGGGAGCCTTGCCTGCCTGGACATAGCCCCACCATCTAGCCCGGTCTTCTTCGTAGTTATAGGTGATGTCACCGAAGCTATAATTAACCTCATATTCACCCAGCGGAGCCAAACCGTATAGCGTAGTGAGCGCATCAGCACCGTAGAAAGCCTGCGCCAATGCATCCTGCAGCGCGTCACGGTCAGTTTTAATGGTCTGGATCGTGTCACGGTCATCAGACTCAACCTGAGTGGCAGTGATTACGCCGGTCTGGCCGTCCATGACGAACACACCCTCAGAGAATCCACACTTAACACCGACAAGGGAAAGATTGAAATTGATATCTTTAATCCGCTGATCCGTCAGCAGCGTGGGAACGTGTTCATGGATGGCAGATACTTCACCGTCATTCAGACCCATGCCCAGGCCTTTAACAAAGCGGGGAAGCTCAATGCCCTTATTCTGTGCATTCTGAATGAGGGCCTGACCGACAAATGTAATGTGCTTACTGTCCTCAACCTCAGAATCCTTCCGGCTGATAGCGATATCCAGAGCTTTTAACTCATGCTGAGCATTGGCAAATACAGACAAGCCCAGCGGGGACGCGGGATCTATGGTATTTGCGCCGGGAATGCGAAAGTAAGCAAAGAGGGGTTTTTCCAGCTTGGAAATACTGGCCTCTTCGATCATGTCAGACCATGCGGCCACAGACTGCAGCGCGACGGGGCGGCCAAGATTATATTTACCTTCTCCTACGAACTGATTTTTGAATGCCTTATTGGTGATCCGGTAAACTCTGCCGTTTTCATCATTGCCCTCAAAACGGTGGTATTCCAGCCGGGTATAGTGATTGTCGCCCTCTGAAGTGTGAGATGCAAAAATAGCACCCTCAATTTCACCGTTATTGTTTTTCGCGGTAATGCCAAAGTTACCGGGGAGAACAAAATCCCAGGAATCGCCATTCCACTTAATAATGATGCCGCCCAGCCGGTCTGCTTCGGGTAACTTTTCGGGGAGGCGTTTCAGCAAATCGTCGGCTAATGTTTGCAGGAAATCCGCTCTTGCACTGCCAGAGATAGCAATGCCAATATCCAACATGGTCAGCTTTGCACGATAATCTGCGATAAGCTTTGCCATGTTAATGGTATCGATTTCATCCCCCTCATTTTTCCAAGGGGGCTTGCCAGTGGAAATCTCATCCCACCGTTTTAAGGCGTTGTTCATTTCATCGGATGTAATGAGTTCAACGCCAAACACCTTGCCAATGTCGGTGTTATTCACAAAAAGCATACTGTGAATCCTCCTTAACAGGCGTGTAAAAAAATTCATTCCATCACCGCCTTAAACTATCCATTTGAGTTCGCTGCGAAGGGCCGTTCTACAGAAATACCGTATTTGGTCCATGCTGTGATCGTTAGTTTTAATAACCTTATCCTCTTCGGATTCTTCATCCCAAGAATAGGTTTCAAATTCATCGAAGGTGTTTTTACAGCTCCTATGGAAGTACAGGCAGCCTGCATTAAGGAACTTTGTAACATCCTGGATGCCGTTCAAAACGTCATTATCGGCCTTTACGACTATATATTTACCGTATTTTTGAATTGTTTCGATCATAGACGCGGCTGAGGGGTCAATGATGATGTACTCAATCGGATAATCACCGATCAACTCACACAGCATTTTATAATAGGCTTCATTATCGACGCGGTTATTACTACCACCTTTGTAATAAAGCTCTCTGACCATGATGGCCTTTTGTGCGCCGGGATCGTAGTCATACAGTCCTGCTGCAAAGGGGTTAACCGTACCATAGTCTACCGATACATAATATCTGTGGCGGGGACTGCGCTTAGGCACGGTCTTAACTGCATGGGCAGCACGGTTAAACATGGGGTATACAAGACCCTCAGCCTTAACCCACAAACCCAGAATATACCGGCGATAGAACACGCCGGTATACATACCCTCGTATCGGGCCTTGATCTTTTCGGACAGGCTCAGATTATCATCCATGGTGAAATGCAGATACAGGATGTTTCGCTCTTTGGCTTTTTTAATCCATTCCACATAAAACCAGTGGCCGGGGTTTTCGGGGTTACAGTTAAACCAAAATTTAGACCCGTCCACAGAGCAACGGGCCATGGCCTGCTCTA